CATGCTTTTATCTGGTACGCCATGTCCGATTTTACAAAATGGGAGACTAGTTGTTGGGAAAAAGGCGATACTGGTGCTAAAAACGCAACCAGATATTTACATTCCAGATTATGCTGAAAATGTCGATTGGTATAACGGCATATTAAATATTGGCGAGGTAGTAGAAAATGTTGAAGAAAGCGATTTGTCTGTTAGCGATATGTTCCGCAGTACAAGCAAACCAATTAAATGATTTAGTTGATACATCTAATGCAATTGTAACCCAGCTAGACAAAGGCATAATGATGGTTGGCAGTGCGCAGAACTACGCACACACTGGCGGTGGTTTAAGCGATGGTACAGCGCATATGGGCGTACAAATTAGCCAGTCAATGTTAGAGCAATACAACACCGCGCTAACTAATATGTCATCGTACCAGCCGTTTGGATCGGTACAAAATGTTTTAGAAGAAATGGCGCAAAACGAACTAGACCTTATGCACGATGCTGTAGATACGTTTACAGAAGTTGTTGTCGAAATGGCGCAAGTAACACAAGTTGCAGAAATGGCAGAGAATGCAAGCACACCACAAGAAGAGGCTGATGTGCAGACATTTGTTGCAGAAAACCAAGAGGTATTAACCATATCGCAAGATAGCGTTGATACATACAATCAGTCTGTAGAAGATATTGAAACACACGCAAATAACGCCAGCGCATTTATAGCTGTTGCATCTAATACCGATGCGGTTAATTTCTTACAGCAAGGTGCAGAAAACAATAACACTACAGCTGAGCAAGCGACTGTTACATTCTCGCAAAATAATCAATGGGTTGTTATGTCTTGGGCAAGTACAAACAATGCTACAGCTGTTTACCTAAATGGTAACGACAACTTTGGCATAGATATTTATATGACTGACGCAGATATTCTAGCCGCAGGTAGCGAAACAGAATTTTACCAGACATCGCCTGTTGCTTTAGGTTACCAGTGTTTTATGTTTGGAGAGTGTAGTGAGTATTGAAAACAGCGAGTTAAAAATTGGCGGTCAGACATTTAAAGGCGCATGGATTGCCGTTGTGCTGGCTATTGGTTCTACGATTGGTGGTGGAGTATGGACAGCAAGCAGTTTGTATAGTAGATTGGAAGCTGTAGAGGCAATACAAATACCAGACATTAACCCAATGCAAGAAACTATACAGCTGATACAACAACAACTAATAGATAACGATGTAAGCCAATTAAGCGCGAAATTAGCGACTTTAGGCACAAACCTATCTACCATACTCGAACAGCAGGAAAAGCTGTTAGAACTCAAATCTGAGCTATCTACGCTATCTAAAGAAATAGAGGCTATGCGTGGCACTGTTGCTAAAGCCGAAGTTATTACAAAAGACATGAGCGATATAAATGACAGGCTTGCTATAATGCAACGTGAAGTACAAGATATTTGGGACGCTATCGAGTATGTTGCAAACCCATTGAGGTGATATATGTGGCAAAACTTAATTGGACCAATAGCTAATATTGCTGGCGGTTATTTAAAAAACAAACCAGAAGAAAAGCAAGCCAAGCATAAGGCAAAAATGAGCATGATAAAAAATGATGCTGATTGGGAGTCTAAGATGGTTGACGCTTCTGCTAACTCTTGGAAAGACGAATTTTGGACTCTTGTATTAGCTACCCCTGTGTTTATGGTAGGATATGCAATAGTAGTAAATGATGTATCCGTTATAGATCGAGTGCATCAAGGGTTTGATGCTTTGGCAGAGTTGCCAGAGTGGTATCAATATTTATTGTTTATCGCAATATCAAGTAGCTTTGGTATTAAAGGCGTAAGCAAGATAATGAACTTGAGGAATAAGTAATGACTGAGACTAAAAAACCAGTTGCAAAAAAGCCTAAAAGTTATTTCTCGCAGAGCGAGTTTAAATGCTCGAACACTGGCGAGTGTAAGATGGATCCAGAATTTGTAAAAGTGTTAAATTCAATTAGGCACGAATGCGGTTTTCCATTTATTTTAAGCAGTGCATACAGAAGCCCTATGCACCCTAAAGAAAGGCACAAGCAATTTAAAGGTTCGCACACTAAAGGCAAAGCAGTTGATATTCTTTGTCGTGGCGAAGAAGCATTAAAAATTATAGAAGTTGCGCAAGCGCATGGTATAACCAGAATCGGCATACAGCAAAAAGGTAGCGGACGATTTATACATCTTGATTTTTGCACTGCTTCCGATTTTCCTGAACTTGAGTATTTTCCCGAAGTAGCCATTTGGTCTTACTAAAAAAAAGCCCCCGATTAAGGGGGCTAGGTTTATATAAACAAGCCTGTTATTGGCGTTGATTCGCATATATAAAATTTATCTTTATCGTGTATATATAACTCGAAGTCTTTTTTTGCTTCCTTTTCTGTTTTATATCTTTTTTTGTATAACCCTGTTGCCTTGAGATATAAATAAAGCCTATCCATTTCTTTTTTTGAGTTATTGCCATATTTTTCATGTGGCACAATTTTATAAAACGACTGACCAGTAATAGCCATAATTGTCTCCTTTTGATTTAATTTTTAAAGAACGCATTTCCATGAATGCAATAGCATTATAACAGGTCTTGAGGCAAAAGTAAAATAAGCGTTTTACAAATAAATGTAAAAAAAGTAAATAAAAGTGTTTACAATGTAATCTACTCACACTATAATGTCAATGTAACTAATCAAAACACGAGGACAAAATTATGAGATCACCAATCTATACTTCTAAGAAGAAACTGCAAAAGCTAGAGCAAGAATTGCTGGATTGCAGAGTTAGGTTAAACAACCTATCAGATAACGATTACAACCGATGGGGAAAGGTTGTAGAAAACAAACTCACTTCCCTAGAAAACCAATACGAGCGCGAATTAGCATGGTGCGCATACCTAGAGCGTGAAATCGCTTAATCTAACGGAGAGAAAAAAATGATTATATTTAACTACCCAAGTAAAAAAGTTTTAAAAGAGCAAATTGGCAAACAGCTAAACTACATCGAGACAAGTATGTTTGGCGCAGAATATGTATCTGACGGCACTATGGTTGGTGCTAACAGACCACACATTACTGGACAAGGTAGAGAATTTTTTGCCGAAGTAACTATGAAAAACAATCGTATCGTAGGGGTAAAGTAATGGACACATTATCAGATTACGAAAAAGGCGAGTACGACGCATATGCTGGCTACAAAGCAAAAGATAACCAGTCAAACGAATATTATCTAGGCTATGGCGACGAGTACACCAGACAGCAAAACGAGACTGCTAGGTCAGAGTCGGAGTTGGATTATCTTTTTAAAAAATATGCACACATTATTAATGGAGATTACGCATGAAATCATATAACGGACACCGCAGTTGGAATGCTTGGAACGTAAGCCTATGGCTTAATGGTTGCGAGGAAAATTATTATTTGTGGGAATGGATGCCGAAAAGGTTAACACTAGAGGGGGCGGTAGAGTGCATACGCATGGTACTGCCAAAACGTACACCAGATGGCGCATATTACAACCGCCTGTCAATAAAACTAGCAATTGAAGAAGCATGGGAGAGTGCTAATGAAATCAAGTGAGAGCGTTAAGCAGTTAAGTACTGCACTGTGTAATGCACAGACAAACATGGGTGGTGCTGTTAAAGACAGTGCCAACCCTTTCTTTAAATCTAGCTACGCAGACCTTACTGCGGTTATAAAGGCAATTAAACAACCATTTGCTGATAACGGACTAAGCTACACGCAATTTCCAGTAAGTACAGATAGTGGTGTTGGTGTAGTAACTAGGCTGATGCACATATCAGGCGAGTGGTTAGAGCAAGAATATGTTTTGCCAATAGTTAAGCGTGATCCGCAATCTGCTGGCTCTGCTATAACTTATGCAAGACGTTACGCACTACAATCTATTGCTGGCATACCAACTGCCGACGATGACGCAGAATCGGCTATGCTACGCGGTAATCAAGACGAGAAAATTAACGAGTCTAGTGTGCTGGAGATTGCACAGCTAATACATGAAACAGCTAGCGATGAGAAAAAGTTTTGCGAGTTGTTTGGCGTTAACAATCTATCTGCAATTAAAGTATCGCAATACGATAGAGCAATAACCATGCTAAAAGCTAAAAAGGCTAGGCAATGAAAATATTAGAAATGGAGCAAGGTACTGAGGCGTGGCTAAAATCGCGCCTCGGCAAGCCGTCAGCAAGTGGCTTTGCAAAGCTGATAACACGAACTGGCAAGCCGAGTACATCTGCCGACAGCTATATCAACCAACTAATATTTGAACAGCTTACACAGCAACCTACACAGCACCACGTTAGCGATGCTATGGCTAGAGGCACAGAACTAGAGCCAGATGCTCGCACCAATTACGAATTTTTAACAGGGTTAGAGGTGGCAGAAGTTGGTTTTGTTTTGTCCGATTGCGAGAAATATGGCTGTAGCCCTGACGGATTAATAAATGACGATGGTGGTTTAGAAATAAAATGTCCGCTAGGTACAACAATGATTAAGTATCTGCGCGACCCTAACGAACTTGTAAAAACTTACTACCAGCAGATACAAGGCTGTATGTGGGTTACAGGTAGAACATGGTGGGACGCATTTGCATTTCACCCTGATACACCTCATGTGCTGGTATCTGTAGAGCGCAATGAGGAGTTTATAGAAAAGCTGGCAGAGCAAGTAATGTCTGCCGTTAACACAATACAAACCGAAGTAGAGAGGCACAAAAATGACTGATTACATTAGAAAAAATCAAAAAGGCACACTGTTTAAAAATAACAGAAAAGAAAGCGAAAACCAGCCAGACTATAACGGCAACGCAAAAGTTGGCGATGTTGAATATAGTCTTAGCGCATGGATTAACGAGAGCGCAAAAGGCAATAAATATCTGTCTATTAGCTTTACCAGCGAGGAAGAGTTAAAGGCAAAAGGTATTGGTAAACAGCAAGAGCCAGTGCAAAACACTATACCAGATGACGACATACCATTTTAAGTATAGAAAAACCCCACCCCCGAAGGGGTGGGTAAACCATAGGAGAGATGATGGTCGGGGAAAACCATCTCCGACACTTTAACATAAGGAATTTTTTAATGGTAGATTTTGGTAGATGTTTAACAGAAGCGCAAACAGTTAAAAATGTATCTAGCGCAGAACTAGCAAGGCGTTTAGGCGTACACCGCCAGCAAATAAATATTTGGCGCAGTAAAAAAAATGTACGACTCGACACAGCAATTAAAGTTTGCAAGGCATTAGATATGCCAATTGAACTTTTTTTAAATGTTTAATTTACAAACGGAAAAAAACCAGTAATATAAAATACATAATCGGGCTAGAGGCTTGCGAATCACTTAAATAAAACGCAAGAGCGTGGTTGACCCTCCAGACATAGCCCCTTAACCAAGTCGGTACTTGGCATAGGATAGATTAGATATTCGATACGATTATAATTTTACCGCTAAGTCGCAATTGCCCTTAGATCGAAAATTTTACAAAACCAAGTAAAAGGGTTAAAAGTGCTACAAAAAATATATATTAAAATATACATTTAATTACATACTGGCGAGGCTTGCCGAGCCATAGGAGACTACAATGACTACATCAGGTGAAGTTTTACGCAATATTGGTATAAAACAAGCAGTCGATAATGCTAACAGTAAGATTAATAACTGGTCAGATATCGCATACGACTTTCTTAGAGACTACTGCAAAACAAACGATACTTTTATGGCAGAAGATGTACGGCTTGCCAGCAAGACTGTAGTGCCAGAGCCACCAAGTGCTAGATCGTGGGGTGCTATATTTGCCAGAGCGCAACGTGCCAAGCTAATTACACGCATCGGTTTTCAATCTGTTAAGAATCCAAAAGCGCACTGCGCTAACGCATCGGTATGGAGTACAACTAATGAAATTAAATAATGGCGATACATATGTTCCATTAGACACCGATATTATTGCATGGCAAAGAGCATACCCAGCAATAGATGTTAATCAAGAACTTGCCGCAATGGAATCATGGCTCGATGCTAATCCTAGCAGACGTAAAACCAAGCGCGGTATTAAGCGATTTATTAACAGCTGGCTTATGCGCGCACAAGATAAGGGTGGCTCACCTATGGCAAAAAAACAAGATAATCTGCGCAGTCGCACCATAGAAGATAGCCTTGCAGATGTTTCTTGGATACAAGATGCGCAAGCTAAGAATAGAGCAAAGCACTTTTTTCTAAACAAATATGGTTTTTACTACGACACAGAGGGGCGCAAAAATGTTTGACTACAGATGGGTTGTTTGGGTTGGCATCGAGGAGCATTATTTTATGTACAGAGAAGATGCGCAAGATTTTGCAGACATTTACTTAGAACAAGGATATCCAGATATTTTTATTGAGGACGCAAGAAATGGGCAGAACCAGATACATTAAATACGAAGGCACAAATAAAAATTTAGTTAGCGGTGAGTCATATACATATAAACAATATGCAAAAGTAGCAGGGGTAAGCGTTCGGTGTTTTATGGGACGAGCCGTACATAAACAGCTAGTTACTGACAATGAGTTAAAGCCA